GTTGAAGCTCACCCTGAAACGTCAGCTGCGCAGCTTGCGGAACTCCGCGAAATGGCTGCTCAGATGGCAATTCAGGCCGGCTTGGACGATACTTACAAAGCGGGAACTTTTCCTGCTTAGTAAAAACCCTTAAGAATGAGGAGGTAGTCATATGTTATCAGTAAAGAAACATAAGAGACGGAAAAAATCAGATTCCGTTGCCTTGGAGCCCTTGTTTAGGGCAACTAAGGAAGCACTGATTCACGACCTGGATGTTGATGTAAATTACAGCCAGGGTAACGTTGGAAGCAGGGAAGTAGAATATGCAAGTTATACCGCATCGAGTCCTCATCTCTTCAAGCGCTTTAAACAAGTGCTTGACTTTGACAAACGACTCATCTACTCCAGTGACACGAGCTTCGATACTTTAACGAAAGATGCATTGCGCAAATTTCGTGAAAGCCAAGCGGAGTTTCATGTACCTGAACCCTTGAATCAACGAGAAAACCTCGTTATCGCGAAATCGCGCGAGATATGTGCTGCTGTTCTAGGCACATTTTCGTATGACTCGTGGTTCGATTCATGCTCCTTCGGGAAGAGAGCGGCAGTTGGCCTTCCATATGCAAAAAGTTACCTTGATGTGCGGTTTGACCGCTTGTCAGGAACTGAGATGCAATGGGCTGCCTTTGATCACTGCCTTTCTCGTGACATGCACCTCTTTCGAGCGGTGCGTGAACGGTTGACAACCAGAAAGACTGTCAACGAAATCAGTGTGACTGCTGTTCCCAAATCTTTCAAAAGCGCCAGGATCATTGCACCAGACACTATACTCGGGGGATTCTTGTCCCGAGGTCTGGGTGATTACATCCGTTGGCGTCTTGAGAAAGAAACTCATATCAACCTGTCTAAACAACAGTACAGGCACCGCCTGTGGGCGCGGAATGCTTCTTTAAAAGGGCATCTCGCGACCATTGATATGAGTAAGGCATCAGATAGCTTTACCTGGAGACACATACAGCTTATAGTGCCGGAAGACTGGCACCATGCGCTTGACTGTGTAAGGACTCGCCGTTGTAACGTAGATGGCGACGTGGTTGACCTCACGAGCTATATGCTTATGGGATCTGGCCACACCTTTCCACTCCAGACATTGCTGTTCTATTGCCTTGCGGAAGCCACACGCCTCCTCCTTAAAAGGAGAGGCCGTGTATCGGTCTATGGGGACGATATCATCGTTCCTACTAGTATGTCAACACACCTTATTGCAGTTTTCAGCAGTCTCGGCTTCACGATTAACTCTGACAAGAGTTTTTACGATGAGCCTGACACGCTGCGCCCTAGCTATACTTTCTTTCGGGAAAGTTGCGGGGGTGACTACAAAGGTGGTGTTGACG